AAACAACAGCAGTAGTTTATGCTTTTGGTGAAAAAGATGCTGGTCGATTAAAGGGTGGAACTAAAAAAAGTGGTGGTAAAACCTATTATCAAGATTACAAAAAAAGTAGAGGTGATATAAGGGGGTATGAAGAGCATGGATATTTTGTAACCGCTCCTCAGTTTGGTAATATAAGTGGAACAAAGACCAGAGATATGTTGGGTAATCCCAATGTATCTGATGAAGAAAAAGCCAAATTTTTTAAAAAAACATTTGGATATTACGATAAAGGTTTGTATAATATGATGGTAAATAAATTTAAAAAATTATATGAATTTTATTTACACATCTTTGAAAGCACTGGCACACAGAGTGATGGTGTTGATGATGGACCTGGTTTTACATCTAGTTTAAAAAAATATATCGAAAGAGGTCAGACTGAGGCTGGTAAACTAGGTTGGGAGATAGCAAGGACTTTGATAGATGATGAAAATTATTATAAACAGATTTTTGAACTACCTAAATACCCAAATGGTCCTGTGGGTAGTGTGTCGTATGGACCTGCTGGTGCTGCTAATCCTAGTGCTGCTAATGACTTAGATTTAGTAGGTAGTGAACTTTGGAATCAGTGGTTAGACCACATAGATATGATTTTGAATAACCAAGAGTATGATTATGTCGACCCACTCAAATTGGCAAGAAAGTTAACAATAGATGATTCGACAGAAACTTTAAAACAACTTGAAGATGAAGAACCTGACGAAGTAGATGTTTATAGAGGAAATGAACAACATAATGAATTGGAAATCGTTGAACACGTTATCAAGATTACAGATGATTTACCGAGAAGTGGTAAGGAGTTATTACTAATGGGTGGTGCCTATGGACATATGAATCATCCTTTCGACGATAAGGATTTAACATTCAAGGATTTAAAACGAATAATTCAATTAGGTTTGGGTGGACAACTAAATAGAGAGGATAACGTTACAGAAAAAACTGATGGTCAAAATCTCATGATAAGTTGGCGAGACGGAAAACTTATAGCTGCTCGTAATAAAGGACATTTAAAAAACAAAGGAAAAACCGCACTTAGTATTAAAGACGTGGAGAAAAAATTTGAAGGTAGGGGGGCGATTAGAGATGCATTTGTTTATGCAGTTAGAGATTTAAATAAAGCAATTGGTGCCTTATCTAAAAAACAACAAGATAAAATATTTGGTAATGGTAGTAAATTTATGAGTTTAGAGGTTCTTTGGCCTGCTAGTGAAAACGTAATCAATTATGACTTAACAGAAATTATTTTTCATGGAGCAACAGAATATGATGATAATGGTCGTCCAATAGGTTCAGCAAAAGATAGTGCGAGAATGTTGCGTGGTATGATTAAACAAGTCAACCAACATGTTCAAAAACATTATAAAATATCTAAACCTAATTTTGTTACAGTTCCAAAGCATCAAGATTTTGGTAAAATGAAAAAAAAGTTTCACAATAGATTGTCAAAACTACAAAGTGAGTTTGCACTTAATGATAATGATACACTTGGATTGTATCATCAGAGATTTTGGGAAGAATTTATATATAATGCGAGTAAACAACATAAATATAAAATACCACAGAATATTTTGAAACGGTTGACAAAAAGATGGGCTTTTTTCGATAAATCATTTTCAATTAGAGATATGAAGGCATCTATCGATAATGATAATTTTTTAGATTGGGCTCTGACAACTGATAAGATAGATAAAAATAGAATGGTCAAAGAAAACATGAAACCTTTTGAAGAATTATTCTTTGAGGTTGGTGCTGAGATAATGTTAAACATGGATGGTTGGTTGGCTGTAAATCCAGCAAAATCTGTTCAATCGATACGAAAAAAATTAAAATCTGCAATTAGTGATATTAAAAGTGGTGGTGATTTGAAGAAATTGAATAGGTTGAAAATACAGTTGGATAGATTGAACGCCATTGGTGGATTCAAAGCAATCGTCCCTACAGAAGGGTTAGTGTTTAAATACAATGGTAAAACATATAAGTTTACTGGTGCATTTGCTCCAATAAATCAAATTACTGGCATGATGACATTCTAATGATTACACATCTAAAGAAAAATAAAACCACATATTGGAAACATTGGCGTAGAGCTATGAAATTAAGTTGTGCTCTATTTATACATGCCTGGTTACCAGATTTATTTAGTGATTATGCGACTAAGGAGTTATACAATGAGTAATATAGAAAAAATACAGAAGATGTATAAGGGGATTTATGACCGACCAGTAAAGGTTGGATATGAGTCCAAAACTGATAATATGAGAAAGGAAGGTGAACAGTGGACGGATGCTCGTGGTCGTAGTTGGGAAATAAAAGATGGTAGTCGAAAACAAATTACAAAGATACCACCAAGGGGGTTTGATAAATGTGGTGATTGTGAAAAATTAATACTTAAGGACATTGACCAACAAACATATAATAGAATGTCAAGATGTTACCATTGTCAAATTAATTTTGAAGCAGACTTAAAAGCTAAAGGTAAATGGAAGGATTGGGTTGCTGACATGGAGAAACAAAGATGGGAAAAGGTATTGAAAGAATACGAATCAGAATTAGAAAGTATAAAGAGTAATAAAGCTTTACAATTTGATAAGACGGTTGCTAAGGCGATTGCTAACAATGAACACGATAAATGAGTAATCTTAAACAAGCAATAAGACAAAACTATCTTAAGTGTGGTAAGGATCCATCTTATTTTATAAATGAGTTCTGTGTGATTCAACATCCTCAGAGAGGTAAGATTAAATTTAAACTTTTCCCCTATCAGTATGATGTTTTAAAAGAGTATGGAACTAATGATTATAATGTCATTTTAAAATCACGTCAGCTCGGTATATCAACTTTGACAGCTGCTTACTCTCTTTGGATGATGTTATTTCATGCGGATAAGAATATTCTATGTATTGCGACATCGAAAGACACTGCAAAAAATTTGGTCACAAAAGTCCGTATCATGTATGAGGGGTTACCACAATGGTTAAAGACTGCTATAGTGGAGAATAATAAATTATCCCTTATATTTAAAAATGGCTCACAGATAAAGGCTATTGCTTCTAATGAAAGTGCCGGTCGTTCAGAAGCCCTATCTCTACTCATCTTGGATGAGGCTGCTTTTATAGACAAGATTGATACTATTTGGACTGCTGCACAACAGACACTAGCCACTGGTGGTAAATGTATTGCTATATCCACACCCAATGGTGTAGGTAATTGGTTTCATAAAACATGGATGGATGCGACCGATGGGTTGAATAAATTTAATACTGTAAAGCTACATTGGACAGACCATCCTGAAAGAGATGAAAGTTGGAGAAGAGAACAAGACCGAATATTAGGACCGAGTAAAGCAAGTCAAGAGTGTGATGCTGACTTTCTTAGTTCTGGTAGGTCTGTTGTTGACCCAAATATACTTGAATGGTATAAATCAAAATCATGTTGTGAGCCAAAAGAAAAAAGCGGATTTGATAGAAATTTATGGATATGGGATTATCCCAACTATGATAAGAATTATTTAATATGTGCTGATGTGGCTCGTGGAGATGGGACAGACTACTCAGCAGCTCAAGTTTTTGATATAGAAGAGATGGAACAAGTTGCTGAATATAAAGGTCAGTTGGGAACAACAGAGTTTGGAAATTTTCTAATAGAACTAGGGACTAAATATAATGATGCTTTACTTGTTGTGGAAAACAACAATATAGGTTGGGCTACACTACAGACAATTATTGATAGGGGATATGAAAATCTTTTCTATCAAGAGAAAAATCATTTAATTGTAGATGAAGATATACAACACACAAACAAATATAGAAGTATAGACAGAAATAAGATACCAGGTTTCACTACAACAATGAAATCTAAACCATTGATTATTGCTAAAATGGAAGAATACACTCGTGAAAAAATGGTAAAAATAAAATCTACACGATTAATTGATGAACTTTTTGTATTTATATATAAGAATAGTAAAACTGAAGCATTAGATGGGTATAATGATGACCTTGTGATGTCATATTCTATTCTTCTATGGATAAGGGATACGGCTATTCGTATTCAATCAGAAAGAAATGAGTATCAGAGTAGTTTGGTCGGTGCGATTGGAAACCTAAATGGTAATACAACTGTGATGACACCATCTGCTCCTAAAAACAATCCGTATAAAGTTAAACTTAAAAACGGAGAAGAAGAAGATTTAACTTGGCTATTGGGGTAAAAAATGGCAGATAATTTATTTACAAGACTTGGTAGATTATTTCAATCAAATGTTATAATCAAAAAAACAGATGATAACAGACTAGTTGTTAAAGATTTAGATTACACACAGACTAGCTTAACATCAAATTTTATTGACCGTTACAATAGAATGATACAGAACACTTATTCCAACCCCTACTCGGTTGCTGAGAATAGGAGAGCAGCATACGAAATTAGAAAACACGATTTGTTCAAGGATTATGAATTAATGGATCAAGACCCAATCATTTCGTCTGCTCTTGATATATATTCTGATGAATCAACCGTAGAAAACATAGAAGGTGAAATTTTAAAAGTAAAAAGCGAAAACACGAAAGTTCAGAAAATTTTACATAATTTATTTTATGATATTATAAATATTGAATTTAATCTTTGGAGTTGGATTCGTAATATGACAAAATATGGTGACTTTTATTTACAACTTGATATTTTAGACAAGTATGGAGTGGTAAATGTTAAACCTATTTCTGCTTATGACATAACAAGATTAGAAGACCATGATGTTGAAAATCCACAACTTATACAATTCGAAATTGCAACTGATAAAAAAGAGGTAAAAGAAAATTACGAAATAGCACATTTTCGTCTTTTATCAGATACAAACTTCTTACCTTACGGGCGCTCAATACTTGAGAATGGAAGAAAGATATTTAAACAATTGACACTCATGGAAGATGCTATGTTGATACACCGTATTATGAGAGCGCCCGAAAAAAGAGTTTTTAAGATTGATGTTGGTAACATACCACCGAGAGAAGTTGAACAGTTTATGCAAAGAATCATCAACAAGATGAAGAAGACACCTGTTATTGACCAAAACACAGGTGAGTATAACTTAAAATATAATGTAGAGTCAGTTACCGAAGATTACTTTCTACCTGTTCGTGGTGGAGACAGTGGAACGGAGATTGATACTCTACCAGGTCTTTCTAACAATGACCAAATAGACGACATAGAATATTTAAGAAACAAACTTATGGCGAGTCTAC